ATATCACCTATCAACATCATAATAATAAAGTTAGCTGATGGAGGAAGAGCCGACCCTGGTTTGTTTTTATCAAACCAGAGTTGGCAATAGGGTCTGCCGATATTAGACATTCGAAGCCTAAACTCCTCACCTCTTTTCTCGACAAACTGTTTATTGAGTGCAATCTCAATATCTTTAACAATACTTTTTAATACTTTCTTAGGAAGAACAGTATCTTTAGCAGTAATGCTATTAAGATATTTATGGATTGCCAGTTCAATAGGATTAGACAGCATTACCTGACTCATCAATCTCAACAAACTCGTTAACTAAAGCATCATTTTCTTGTTGCTTTTTAGCATCAATAGATTCTTGATGATTTGTGTTAACCCATGTATTGTAGTTTTCAATCCAATCAGTAAAAGACTTAAAGGTAGTTTGATCTTCTGATGTGATCTCAATTAAGTTTGGTAGCAACTCTACACTTGGAACATAGTATTTATTACCAGATGCAATTTGTCTTTCATCTGTACCTAACTTAATAAGATGCTGTGGTAGCAACCTAGATTGTTTAGCCATCTGAGCTATAGGTGTACCCATAGTCTTAAATGCTTCACGGTTATCTACCTCATAGATAAATGGCACACCTTCTTGTGGATCAATATCTAAACCTTGACCATCAACTGCAGCATCAAAAGTAGCTAAACCAAATAACACTCGAACTCTTTTAATACTTTTAATCAAGTTCTTTTGACTCTCTGGTAAAGCTTGATAGTCTTCTATCCAACCACTAGGTTTGCCACAGTTAACACCTCCGATGTTATCAATCAGATCTGATTTCAAGTCATTAGCCATGATTGTTTTTACAAACGTGCCTTTGCTATCTCCATTAGACATTATGTATCTTTTATACATAAACTTCTGTTGGAACAATCTAATCTTTGGATCTTCTTGATAAATTTTATCACCGTCAGGTAACTCTAAAGAATACATACCAGGATCTACAACCTTGATAGTTTTCTTTTTACCTTTAATCTCTGTCTCACCATCAATACCTGAGTGATCTATTTTTAACCTAGCTAGATTGCTCTTAGTCTTTTTGGTGTCCATGTCAGCAGTCATACCCATAGCTGTTGCTAACTGGTTGAAACTACCCTTATCTGTACTGAGTGTAACTATATCTGTAGACATATATTTCTCTCCTATATTTCTGTCTGTTCTAACCAACTGTTACCTATTTTCATATCTAATTTCAAAGGTACATTAAACTTAATACCCCACCTAGTTCTCATCAAGGATACTAGGTTCCCTTCTATAACCTTAATTACATCTATAACATCTTCTACTTCTGTTGGATGTACATCTATAATAAAGCTATCGTGAACCGAGTTTACCACAATACTTTTTAGTTGTGTTAACTTTCTTGTAACTTCTACTAAAACTAATGGCACAATATCTGCTGTAGCAAATGATTGCACAGGATAGTTTTTAATCTGAGTAAAGTGAGAAACACTACCGTCCTTTCTTCTTGTACAGTCAGGGAAAGCAAACTGCCTACCACTTGGTGTAGTGATAGCTCCCTTTGTAATAGCTTCATTAGCTAATACCTTATGCCATCTTGCAATTCCTCTGTACTTCTGTAAAAAGTGTTCATAGTATTTAGCCTCGGCAGGTGTTCTACCATAGCCAGTGGCCCCATATAAAGGAGCAAACGTATGGGTCTTGGCTATTTGCCGTGTAGTAGGCTGCCCTGCATCCGATATAATCTTAGCAGTATAACTATGAACATCGAAACCTTCTATTACTTCTTTGATAGCTGTCTCATCTTGACTAAGATAAGCAGCCACTCGAAACTCTAACTGAGCAAAGTCAGCTTCAAGTATCTGTCCATCTTCAAACCTAGATACAAATACTTTCTTAACTGGAAAGGTAGATCCTCTAGGTATGTTTTGCATGTTAGGATTAGAACCACTAAACCTACCTGTTGTAGTTATATGTTGATTTAATTTTACATGCAGCATTGAATCTTCTTTCATAAAGTTATCAATACCATCTACAAAGTTAGAAAGATAACTAGTGATAGCAGATAATCTTTTTAGTTTGTTTAAGAAGTCCCTTGCTTCTGTCATCTCTTTTTTGTGAGCTACACCACTTAGCATTTCTAAACTACTCTTACTAGTTTTAAAACCATTAGCACTAGCCCACTTAATACTAGATGGAGAAAACTTAAGACCTGCTACAAACTTTGTATCTTCAAGTATAAAACCTTTAGCATCACAATCTTTACACTTAGTTGGCTTCTTGTATCGAGATCCGTCTTTTCTTATCTTGAATACAGAACCTCTACCTTTACATGTAGTACACTGCTTTGCTTTTGTTTTGTATATTGTTTTGAATTGTTTCTTAACTGCTACTTTAAATACAGTATTATCCATATAAGGTTCATTGTTGATAGTATCTAACCAATTACTTTTAGATAAAGGCTTACGACTAAATAATACCCAAGATAATTGTTCAGGACTATTTAGATTAATAGGTGTATCACCCATTAGATACTTTGTATATTTCTGTAAGTCAGTTTCTAGTTGTAGCTTCTCGTCCTCGAACTCTTTACGAACTTCCTTAAGCTTGTTTCTATCTATCTTAAAACCATTCTGATACATCCTAGATAAACAGTAGGCTACTTCATTTGTTAGTTGCACAACTGGAAGAAGTGTGCTATTAATTAACTTTTTTGTTTGTTTTTGGTATATCTCTTTAGTTGCACCCAAGTCATGTTTTAGATAGTTTTCTAATTCAGTTCTGGGTATATCCCTGGTTGAATATCCCTTTTTGAAGTACACCTTGAGTGTGTCCTGTTTTAGTGTTTGACACCTGTGGTGTTCAGCAACTGCTGCAAGATTTAGTGCTGTTGTCCCAAGTCCTCGATTGAGTATGTGTTGAGAGAGCATAGTGTCGTACACTCTTCCTGTATATATGAATCCTGATTCCCAAAGCCATAGTAGGTCGTGAGAAATATTATGACCAACAAGAGTAGTAGTCTCATCTAATATCCTTTGAACTGTGTTTCTGTTATGTACGATATCATCGTCCTTAGTAATGTCGCAATGGTCGAAAATATAAGTGGATGAATCTGTAGCATTGAGTGGGTAAATACCAACCATAACCAAAGAGTTTGTCCTCTCGAATGGATCAAGGTGACTTTTACCGTTTTTATTAGTAACTGTATTTTCAACATCAAGTATTGTTATAGTCATCCAGTAGCCCCTTTTTTTGTAACCTTGCTATGATTACTTTTTTTATTATGTCTTTAAAAAAATAATTATATCCTATGTCATCTGCTTCTTTTAGAAAATCTCCAAGAGGAGTCTTTAATACTTCTCTATGTTCTTCTTCTATTAAGCTATCTAATTTTATTTTCATATATTTCTCTTTTGCATATGGAGTATTAATTACTTTATTTATTCTATCAAATACACTCAAGAAGTATATTCTCCTGTTGTATAATCAAACTCACAGTTAACAATTCTATGTACACCTGATATTTTATTCTTAACAATATTAAGATACCTCATACCATCATCTTCCGTCTGATCATTCATAGGTGGATTCCTAGCAATCAGTATCATTAAGTCAGACTCACCTGCCAAACCAGTCCTACTACCTTCAATCATAGCTTGACTAAGAACTATCTTACCTTCTGCTTCTGCTGATAGTTGAGTACAATAAACAACTAGGCAGCCATAAAGTTTACCAAGGTTTCTAGCATGAATAGCATTTGCTTTCAAAGCCTCATGGCTATTAGTCGATGCACCTTCTTCTGCAAACTTAGAACCAATGTCCAGTACTACAATGTCTGGCCTGTGTGCTTTGATAACACCTTCAACCCACACCATTGTCTTTCCAGTAGCATCAACAAATTTTATGTTATCTCTTATTTTACCAAATACGTCTATCGCATGTTCTTTCTTTTGTTGTATCTGATTCATAGTCATACCAGTAGCACAAGTCATATACCTACTAGCTACTCGTTCTGGTTTCTCTTCGTTGCATAGCACAAGAACTTTAGCCCCTTGACTAGCCCAACCATTTGGTGATGCACACAGAGTTGCATGAAAACTTGACTTACCTACATTAGATCGAGCACCAATAACAAATAGCATACCACTATCAAGTCCTGATACTGCTTGATACAAAGTATGAATGTTAAATCTGTATTTATTACTTGCTGATGCTGCTGCAACTAGATGATCTACACTACTATCAACAAACTTAACTTTTGTTTCTGGTGTGAAGTCATCTTTGTATTCTTCTAGTATTTGTCTTAGTGGTTCGAGACTAGACACCTCATTGTTTACAAACTGAAACCCAATGTTTGCAACTTTCTCGCCTACATATTGTTGAAATAATTTACCTAGTACATCTCTTGCAACATCAGTTCCTAATAAAGATGCACTTCGTATTTTGTTGAAGTGTATCTCATACTGATGTTTTTGGGATGTAGTAAGTGTTGGGTTCTTTACAAAAAATAAAGACTTAAGTTCTTCTAAAGTTAGATCTCTTTCATAAGAATCCATAGATATATCAATGGTTTCTTTTATCTTTCTCAAGTCCTTGTTGAATAGATTGGCAGGGCAGATATTGCCTCTTGTATCATCGTAAAACTTTTTAGTTAGTAGACTCCTTAATAGACTGTGTTCCACCATTAAACTCCCTTTTTAATTTAAGTAAATACTGTATGTCTTCTTCTTTCCTATACTTAATATCATCTAATAATTTCAATGCAAAAGCATCAATACCATTTGATTTAAGTTCTTTTGTATAAGCAATTGTCTTTGGTGCTGCATCTGGATCCAAAGCAACAATTACTTTTTTAAATTCTTTCAATGCAAACATGTGGCTTTCAGTAAGAGCAGTACCTAGTATAGCTACACCTGTAAGTCCTAGTGTCTCAACAACTGCAGCACTAATACAGTCTTCAACGACAACTGCTATAACACATGAACCTCTTACATACCCACCTGCCATAGTCCCATATCGTTTCCATTTAGGCATTACATTTTCATTAATAGCTTTACCTATTCCATCTACAAGTCGTCCATTATCATAGATAGGAAATACTACACGATCTTCTTTGATATCATATCTCAAGTCCAGTTCAAGTGAATCAATATCATATCTCTCACAAAAACCATCTACTATATGTCGATTAGCATCCGATACTACAGACTCTGGAAACACCTCTCCCTTTGAAACATTGATCCCTTTGTTTTCATTTGGGTTTATTTCTAAAGATTTCATCCTGGTCTTTATCTCCTCAACTGTCATAGTTGTGTTAGTAGCACCAGATATTGTACAACTATTTGCATAACAATTGTAAAGTAATTTCCCCATCTTATTAATGGCAGTAAAGGTGTTAGCTCTTTTACATAAAGGGCATTTACCTCTAAACCTCTCACCATCTGATAGGTTTAAATCCTCTACAAAGTTTCTAAGTGATTT